GGAACCACGCCGTGGTCGATCGACCCCGAGCGCACGCAAGAGCTGGCGACGTCCGCCAGCCCCGACCTCACGCCATGGACGATTGATCCCAACCGCACGCAGGAAATGAATTGAACGGCTGGGTTGAAACGCGCCTGTACGCGTCCGAGCAACGGCTCGAATATCTGCTCCGCCTGGTCCAGGATCTCCAGGACCAGGTCAAGGCGGCCCAGCAGACCGCGCGCAATGCGTTCTCGCAGCCGGGCCAGCTCGGCAATTCGGCCCTGGGGGTCTATATCTGTTTCCCGACGACGATGGGGGGAGCTACCGGGAGCTTCGGCGCCCTGACGCCCGGCTCGCAATCCGGCCTGACGGTCTACCAGGTTTCTGGGACCACGCAGACCAGCCTGGGGACGTTCACGGTCTACAACTGGCTGCCGGCGTCGCCCGTGGCCTCGAAGGTTGCTTATTGCCTGCCTGACGGCGCCGGCAACTTCGTCCTGATCGATCAGAGCTGCACCTGAGATGCCGTACACGCTCAACGCGATTGGGGCCTGCAACTGCGCGGGCCCGTGCAGTCAGACCTTCACGGTCAACGCTTGTTCGGGTCAGCCGTATGCCAGCGTTCCGACCGTCAACGTCTTCAACCACTCCGGCGGGACGTTGCTGGCGTCGGGTACCGTCAACGGCTCCGGCCAAGTCACATTGACCTGGACCGGATCGACCGGTTCCTACTTCATCACGGTTACAGGCGCATCGTCGCGCTTCGCGTCCTTCTCGTCGACGACTTCTTTGACGTGCGGCGGCTCGCACATCATCAATCTGTCCGCGGCAAGCGGCTTCGTCTGCGGATTGGGATGCTTGTTGCCGATCGCGACAACGCTGCACGTGACGTTCTCAACCGGCACCACGTGCGTACTCACTTATGTTGCCGGCGGTTCGCCAACCTGGCAAAACCTTTCATTTCCGACTGGCGGCGGCGGCACTGCTTCGATGGTTTGGGACAATTACCAAACCGGCGGTCAGTACCTGCTGGGACTGGTGGAGCTGGCGACCTGTTACAGCGGCCAGCCCACCTACGCATGCCCGACTTCATTTACGGCGTCGATCAGTTACACGATGATCACCGGGTGCACCCAGCTTGGCACCGGCGCCACGATTACCGAGTGATTGCTGCATCAACTTCAGCTTGGGATCGACGGCCGGTTTGGTAGTCATGGCCGACGCGGGTAGGGGAAGCGAACGCGTATTAGCGATCAGTGACATGGGACCGCCGCCGATTGCGCCGGCTCGCAAGGCGTGAGCGCTAAACGTGCTTGGCCCGAACAACGCATGACCGGGCCCGATGTACATTGACTGCCCGACAAAGAGCGGCATTCCGCCGGACGGGTTGTGCGCGAAGAAAAAGTAAATGCCCGGCGCCCCACTGGGAACGCCAGTCGTCACTGCGCCAGCGGCCTGGCAGACCATCGCAGACATCAGAATGAGCGAAGAAAACATCGAAACCTCCGATTGGAAAAAGGTGCTCGAATCTCTGGATCACTATCACGCGTGGCGCTTTCGGGAGCTGTGCTCCGACGACAACCCGGACGTCGAACAGCGGGACGGATACCGGGATGAGGTTCTTCGCATGGGTGGTGTGAAACCTCCTATCCGTCCGTTCCGCCAGCAGGTGGCCACCGCGAGTCCATGTGGATGTTGCGGTGGTCTACCGCCCGGTATCTACGACTGAGGCGCAACCGGAAACAGCACTTCGAGACTGATGCCGTCGGAACTCCGAAACACTCGATCGATGTGGCCCCTCGAGGTGACCTCTTTGAAGCTGAACTCACCGCCGCGCTGGAAGATCTGCTCGGCGATGATCTTCTTGAGCGCGGGGACATAGGACCTGGGAACGCTGAACCGCATCGTGCAATGGACAGGGGTGTGATGGGTCCACGTTTGGTACTCGAGAACGAGAATCAGCTCGTCGAGAGTTGCCTTATCCCGCACCCATTCTTCGAAGAGCTTGAGCGCCGCTCGGTTCATTGGCTGCAACGTGGGGTTGACTCTCATGGGAACCTCATAAAGCGGGATTCCGGCGGCGCCACGACCAGTTTGCACCGCGGGCAGTAAAGGTTAACGCTCCCTCCAACACAACTGACGTCAGTCGTCCCGCCGCAATCGGGACACCAGGGACTAGCTCGATTCCGGCCGCGCCAGACACGTGGGCCGGCAAAGCCCAACAGCGTCCCGATCGCGAGGCCGATGATCATTCCGGACAGCATGCGATGTCTCCTTCACAAGCCCAGTGGTTGACGTTGGGGTTCTTGCTGCTGATCACGGCCCTGGTCCTGGGCTACGACCTGGCCGTCATCAGATACTCGGGCGCTGATGCCTCCATCAGTCGCGTCATCGGTCACATCCTCCGCCGCAACCCGACCCTCCTGCTGGCGGTCGTCTTCTGGCTGGGCGTTCTGATTGGTCACTTGTGGCTCCCATCCGAGTGAGAGCCAGTCGAGGCCGCAAACGTTGCACTGAAACCAGACGCACCCCTGGCCGATCGGCTGGGCGTTGAAGTCGCGGCGCACGCGAAACGATTCGCACCGCGGGCAGCGTGGCTTGCGTTTCATCGGTATCCTCCGATACAGTGCGGTGGGCAACGTTGGCCCTGGGCCCAGACCCAATCGCGCCCACGTTTGGATAGCGCAATGACCCCGGCTCGCTCGGGGTCATTGTGTTTTTGCCGTTTCGTAGAGCACCCAGATGAGGATCTCGCCGCGCTGATAGCAGAAGCCGTCCGAGTAGAACGCGAGCGCGCTTTCGCAACCGTCTCTCGGACCAAGCTCGAGCGCCATGTCGGGCTTGCCGACGCCGGGGACGTTGATCGGCGGTATCCGCCGGAAGCGGATGGCGCCTTGCTCCAGGGCGATGAATGCCCAGTGAGAACCGCAGAGCTGCCCGGCGTAATAGGTCCGCAGAACGACTCTGCGATGTTGCGTCATGAAGGCCACGGCCTCACGGAGGCTTTGGGGATAAATCTTCGTCATGGCCCGACCTTTCTGGGCCCCTTGGGCCCGCGCTTGAGGGGTGCCAACGGATCTTGGTCGGGATAGTCACGGCGGAGCTGCTTGAGCAGATCGGCTCTTTCGTTTTGCAGCGACTTGAGATTGGCCAGCCCGCGCTTGGTGACGCGCAGGTCGCTAGAGATGATCGCGACGGAGAGCGCGCCGATCCGCTCGATCAGTCCCAGGAAGCTGTCCGGGTTACGCCTGCTCATCCCCTGCCTCCCTGTGGAAGTTCGCCGCGAGCACGCACCGCGAGCAGAGATCGAGCTCCACCCACTCGCAGCCGCCGAAGCAGGCGGCTTCATTCGTGCAGCCACACACCCGACACTTCTGCGTCGCCCGGATGTGGGGCAACAAGTCGGCCATGGTTTGCATCAGGACTTCGAGCACGACGTCGTGGGCCTTCGCCGCCCGCGCGCTCTGCACCAGCATCAGGCAGCCGGCCAGGTAGATATCGTCGGCCTCGAACGCAACGGCGATGACCTCATCGATCCGCTTCTGAACCGGATTGGTGCGGGGGACGTAGCGGTTGCGTTCGATCTGGCCTCGAATCCCTTCACGGAGCTGGTCCACCGTGATGAGAACCACGGGATGCTCCGGCGGCTCCTCACCGGGGACGATGATGACTCGACTGCTCATGATCGCTTCCTCCGAAATAAAGCGGCGCGAATATTGCCGTTCATGAACGACACTATTTCTTTGGGCTCATTCAGCACGGCCCACAACATTTGGTTGAGCAACGGCTCAAGGTCGATATTCACCCAAACCTCGATGTGAAAGCTTTGGTCCGTAGTTTTGACCTCCCGTTTGAGTTGGATGCGACCGGGAATGGGGTCGGGCGAAGTCAAGCCGCACCTCCTGTTCATGCGGGCGGGTTCTCCGCGCGCAAAAAAAGATCCCCGCAACCTGCTTCATTGCTGGCGCGGGGATCGGAATCTCGTCCTCGTCCCTGAGGACTGACGCTCACTGTAGCGACGGCCAGGGCGGCCGTCAGTAGTGGATTCGCTCGGCAGCTCGGTGCAGCAGCTCGACGTCTTCGTGCCGGTAATGCCGTTGCGTCTTGCGGGTCGAGTGCCTCAGGATCCGTTGCAGCATCAGCTCGCCGATCCCCCAGTCTTCCGACAAGGTACCGACGGTGTGCCGGAATGCCAGGATCGTGAGCTTGTCGACCCCGGCCCGGCGGCCGAGGGCCTTGACCTGGTCGAGGGGCTTGTGACCAGGTCGACCCCAGAACCATGGCCCGGAGAATCGCTTGTGAGGGAAGATCCACTCCCCGGGGGCGTGGGGCAGCCAGCCGGCGAGCACCTCGGCCAGCGGCCAGGCGATCGGCAGCCGGGCAGCTCGGGGACCGGTCTTGAGCCGACGGCGTGGATGCGTCCGGATCGTGATCACTCGCGTGCCCAGGTCGACATCGCGGTGCCTGAGGCCCAGGACTTCCAGCTTGCCAGCCCCGGTATAGGCCCACGAGTAAATGGCGGCTCGGAGCCTGAGGGCCTCCCAGGAGCCGCCCTGGGCCTCCAGATCGGCCTGGGCGAGCACCTGCCGGATCTCGTCGGCAGAGCGATGGGCCCGGAAGTCTTCGGCTTCCTCCAGCTCGTCGGCCGGCAGCCACTGGCTGATCGATCGGAAGTCGAAGGGTGAAACCAGGTAGCTCTTGGTCACGCCGTAGGCACAGGCGGCCTGCAGGTGCCTCAGGAGGCTCTCCGAGGTGGCGGCCGCTCTCACCGGCCCGTCGGCCAGCCAGTCCGCCACGGCCAGCGGCGTGAGGTCCGCGGTGGTCGCGCAGAGCTTCCTGAACTCGCCCAGGACCTGGCGCGTCTTGTGGTACGTCGCCGGCCGGCGCATGGGGGGACGGTACAGGCGCAGGACCTCGTCCATGAAGTCGCTGAACGGCACTGGGGTCATCGTGGGCGGGCCAGTTTGGGAGGGTTGGGACATCCGTGATCCTACCCGGCGTGATAGGATGATGAAGTAAGCGTCTAGGACTTGCAACGCCGAGTTGCGTCGACGAAACGTCGGCGAAACGTTGGCTGGTTGAGAGAGGCCGCGTGCCGTACTTCGAATCCGAAGGTTGCAGGTTCGAATCCTGCCTGGCGCAATCCCGGGGCCTCGGTCTCGGGAGCCTGCTTGCATTTGTCCGGATCGCAAGATCATGTACAATTGCGTAGCAGGGATCCTTTTGGACCGTCCCCCGGTTGGGCTGCCAAGTACCTGGGCCGGGGGGCGGTTTTTTTTGCGCGCCGAACCGGCCTCGTACACTACCGCGGTCCATTGATTTCGAATTCACCAGTGAACAAGGGTTTGGGGGGGTGTTTAGCGGAAAAAGGGTAAAAAGCGCGCGCACTTTCGAAGCTGATGAGCCATCCTGCCTTACGGCAAAAAGAGCGCGCAGAGGCGTCTGTAAAAAGGACGCATTAACACTAGGTGCATTTCGCATCGGTCCGACCCCCATACCTGTTCATGCGCACTTAATCCGCCGGGTCCTGCGCGCTCTTTTTGCCACAAGTCTCTGCAACATGTGTCGTTGCAAAGTGCGCGCGCTTTTTACCCTTTTTTCGCAAAAGGCCCCCCTCCGCTGTACACCCACTCGTGACGGTCGGCGCCTCGCGTCTTGACGACTCTGTACACTATCTGACCAAGCGCCTGGGCCTGCTGCAACAATGCGTCGAGCTCGTGCGGCCTGAGCTTGCCCTTGAAGCACTTCCGATTGATGTCAGTTCGCGTCACTCCCGCCTCTTTCGCATCCGCCACGAACTTGATCAGCTTGCCCAGATCGCCTTCGAGCCGGGGCGAACCCCAGATGTAAGCGGCCGTCCGATCGCAGTAATCCCATACAGCCAGGGCGGCCTTGAGGTGTTTGGTGCAGATGTAGAACTCCCGGTCCATGACGGCGAAGATCATCGCAATCCGCAGCACGAACGGCGCGCGGCGACTCGTCGCGGCACCGTAGAGTCCCGGTCTGGGGGAACTGAGCTCACGATACAGCGAATCCCATAGCGCTTCGGCTTCCTCGTCGCGCATGTAGGGGATGTCCAGATCTTTGTTGCCTGTTGCGAATTGGAGGCAATCAGAAACCTCCCTCACAAGCGGATCCAGGGCCTGACGGATGGCGCTGGCGGAGCCGCCTTTGGGAAGATATTTGGAGCGATAGGAGTGTCCATACAAGAATCGGTTGCCGAAGCCGTTGTAAAGGGAATCGGGGCGAAGCTTCTGGCGCAACTCCTCGTAGGTCACATGGGCGCAGAAACCGACGTGGGCATCGTCGTATTCGAGCTTGTCTTTTTTCGTTGAGACCTCGAGATAACGACCGTCCCATGCCTGTTTAACAACCGCGTCCAGCGTGTTGCTCTGCCTGGACATCACGTTGAGCGTCCCGCCAAACTCGGTCTCCAGACAAAGCGTGGGTCCGCGACGCTTATCAGCAGCCGCGATCATGCCTTCGCCGCTAACCAGTCCGCGGACCGGCTTCATCCACGTCGCGTGACACTGCTTGATCAACCATTCCATGGCGTCGAATCCCGAGCCCTTGCGGCCGACGCCGGTTGCACCGGTGAGACAAACGAACAATTTGGTGCCGTGCCTGGTACCGAGAATCTGAAAATGGGGCTTGGGCCCCATCGCGACGCCGAGGATTGTGAGGAACTGCAAGAGCAGTGCTTCGGCGCATGCCTCGGTCTCGGATTCAACGACGTGCACGATCTTGCCGGCCACGCCATAGAATGCGGCTGGATCCATCTTCTCGGGCAGCGGATGAACGTTGCCGTCTTCTTCCTGGATCCCGATTGACTGTTCGAGGGCGGCCAGGCGGTCCAGGTGCCTGGTTGTCAGCTCGGCGGCCGTGAACCGATTGGAATCACGCTCTCGGATGTTCTCCGCTTGTGCGGCATCGAGGGCTCTCCGGTTGGACAGCTCCTTGACGATGCTCGCATAGGATTTCGCGTTGAAGCTGTACGGCGTTTTCTCGACGATTTCGGTGAGGAAATCGTTCTCGCCGAGTTCTTCCCATCGACCCATCTGCCTGAGTTCGGCCGAGAACGTAATGCCATCGATCGGTTCGCCACGCTCGAAAAGGTCGAGTATCGCCTGATAGGCGACCTGGTGGGCTTCTCGCCAAAAATCCGTGATGGTCAGGATCTCCATCACGTCTATGAGCACGAGCTCGTCGATCAGAATGCTGCCCAGGACGCCCCGTTCCGCATCAAGGTCGCAGGGAGGATACCGGTCGATGCCCGCCCCTTGGTAGGGGCGGGGGCCGACGTCCGGAATGTGGCCGTTCGAATGACCGTTGGTATGGCCGTTACTGTTGTGTTCCATGGATCCGTCCTAGTGTTGAACCTTGGTGCCAAATCGCCGGAGCGCCTTGGTGTCCCAATCGTGCTGCTCGGCTTCAATCAATCGATCGAGCGGGCCGAGATGGTCCGCCTGGGGATCGATTTCCAGCGAGCGCACGTAAGTTGTGTAAATCGTCTCCATCCGCCGTTCGAAGTGGTGGGCAGGCAAGCGGATGAGCCGCCTGCGCCGTCGGGCGTTCACGACTTTCAGTTTGAGCCAGTAGACGGCGTATGTGCTGAAGCGATGGTGTTGCGGCCCAGGACGGTATCGCGTCGCCGCTTCGATCAGCCCGGAATAGGCTTCCTGGAGCACGTCCTCGAACTCGCGTGTATCGCCCGCGAGTTGTTTCTCGACGTACCACCTGGCAAGGCCGAGGTTCGCCTCGACCAGCTCGTTGCGCGCGGCCAGGGCGTCCGCCGGATCCCCGGACTGGATGCGGGCCGCGAGGGCGACTTCTTCGTCTGAGGAGAGACCGCGGCCGAGGGGGTCATTGCGCCACTCGTATCGGCGCATCGAGCGCGTGGACGGGCCACGACCGTCCGACCGGCGCATAGCCGGTGAGGCAAGACTGGACACGTTTCTGAATCCTTTTGATTTGCCGAAAGGCCGAACTGGGCTGCCAACCTAGATCGAACAAACGGCTGGACATCACTGTCTCATCGACACTCACGCGAGCATCGACCGGCGCATCATGCCGCGCCGTACCGGAAAACTCAAGAGGGACGTTTGGTCCGGCGCTTCCCGGCCGGATTGTGGGCGGGGCAGTAGTGCTCCGCGTAGGTGACGATGTGGAACTGAGTCGACGGCGGCCGATAGGTCCAGCCGGCCTCGACCGCGGCCCGAGTCATTGATTCCCGCTGCGAGCTCGTGGCTATTGAGAACTGGACCTCGATCTCGAAGGGGTGACGCACGCCGCACTTGTCGCAGGTGATGACTTCGATGGTTCGGTAGCTCATTGGGACGGCTCCGGCTTCTGGGCCACGATGAAGTATCGCACCATCGACCGCCCTTTGACTTCCCGCGGGTCGCCCGGGAGGACCAGCTCCTGGAGTATACACATCGCGGTGGCGTTGGATGACGCCCAGAACTCGACAGCTTTGGCCCCGGGCTCGGGGAGAACCTCGTAGGCATTGTCGCCAATGAGTCGCTGGTAGTAAGCGACTGCGGCCTTCGTGCGGGCCTTCGCCTGGTGGATCTTGAACGGAACTCTGTACAACTTCATTGGGGTTGCTCCTCGGGTGTCACAGGCGCCAACGATCATAGACCGTCTCTGCACTGATGCGGATGGCGGGATTGACCGCCAGGACGTCCGGTTTCTCAAGCCGTTTAGCGGCCGCGCCAGCCAGCGCGACGGCCGCCGCGTAGGCCTCGGCCTGGCTGCACGGCGGGTTTGACGTGTCATCGCCCTGGCGCTCCCAAAGGAAGTAGCTCAGGACCATTGAGGCATAGGTTGCTTCGCGAGCTGTCACGGTTCACGGTATCCTTAAGAAGGGGACGAGCGCCGGCGGCGGGCCCGGCGCTGGAAAGACTACACGGACACGGGTTCGCTGCGCATCTGAGCGGTGAGCTGTTTCTTCCGCAAGTGATCGCGGATGTCCGGCCAGGCGGCCTCGACCTGGGCCGGGGTCCACTCGGTGATGCGGACCGGATAGCTGCGGTGCTTGAACCGCTCGACGATCCAGTGCTTGAGGTCGGGATCCGTCTTCTGCTCGCCACAGTACGTCGAGAGCTGCAACCCCGTCTGCGGTCGCTCCGGTGCACCGCGGCGGCCGTTGGACTGGGGGAGCTCGGCGGCGATCGCGGCCGGCACCGGGGCCGGAGAGGGGAGACCTGCGGTCGGGGCAGGGGCGGGGTCGGGAGACCCTCGCCCAACGCTGACCGGCGTCGCATCCTCGAAGCGATCCGTCCGCGGGGCCTGGGCTTGCTTCTTGGCGTGGCCGTTGCGGCCCTTGGCACTCTCGGCGTCGTCATCGTCCTGGGCCACGCCACACATGGCGGCCAGGGCGTAGCGACGGAGATAGGTCACGGTACCGCCCAGGGCGTGAGGATCACCCCAATTGCACACGATCGGCAGCTCCGAGGCGAACCACTGGCCGGAGCTGTGTGTGAGCTGGGTGCGCAGGTAGCCCAGGATCTGCACGGGCACGTCGAAGTAGCGCGTGTTGCCGTCCTTGTCCTTGCGGGGCTTGGCGGCCGTGAATGCCGGCGCCTCGCCTTCGTGCGGGCGGATCATCTGGGTCACGGCAATCAGGTTCTTGCTCAAGGCCGTCACGCACACCTCACGGACTGCTGACAGATCGGCGAATCGGTTGCCGATGTAATCGTTCTTGGCGTTCTTGTGCAAGGGCGCCATGTCGCCCTGGGCGATGCTGAGCGCCGTCGCAATCTGGTCGATCGAGTCTGACTGAAGGCTCACCATGGGATCAATTCTCCGGTCGGTTGGAAGACAAAGATCTTGGCGTAGTCGAGGGAGGGGAAGTTGTGGCGGAGGTCCTGGGCCTGGGCCTCGGTCATCCAGACGGCCGAGTCGGCTTCGCGAACCCAGTCACCTTTCGCGTCCACGAACAGCCGCTCGGTGCCGGGGCCGACGGTCTTGAAGGCGTCGTAGTACAGCGCGGCGGGATGGCGGGGGGACTGGCCGGCGAGCTCCGCCAGCCGGGCCCGCAGCCGTTGATTGACGTAGGGGCGATGCCAGAGGATGGCGGCCGAGGCTGAGGCGGCCTGGGAGTCGAGCTCGTCCGCGTGGTGATGGTCCCACCACGCGGCGTAACGGTCGTCAGCGCGCTTGTCGGCCTGGGTTGCTGCCGGTCGCTTAGTAGTCATCGGGCAGGTCCTTCATGCGGCGGGCCCATTCGGCGTCGGTGTACTGGGACTGCGAGGATCCGCCGGAGACTGGCGACGGAAAGAAAGTGAAAGCCTCGGCATAGTCGGCCGGGCAATCGAACCAATCGACGGGGGGCAAGTGGCCGTGTGCCAGGGCGAACTCGAGGATCTCTCGGCGCGCGACCTCAGAGTAGTTTTCGGCAATCAGGTGGGCAGCGAGAGGGAGCAGGCCCGGCGGCCAAGGGTTGCAGGTGGGCCAGGAGACGCGTACGGTAGGCATTGCAGTCCTTTCTAAGTGAGTGATGGGAAGGGCCGTCCTGGAGCCGGCGGGGCGTGGGTTCCCGCCGGCTCAATTTGTTTTCTGCCCGGGGTCGAAAACCCTGAGCAGCTTCTCGACTTCGCGGTGCCGGCGATGGAGCCGCTTCATCTCTTTCTCGTCCTGGCAATCCAGGATGAGCCGGACCAGCTCGTGCAACCGATGGCCCAGGACGTGGACCAGGGCGTTGAGGGTTCTCATCCGAGGCGGCTCCTCAGAGGACGCGGTTCAGGAGGCCGATGATCGTGTTGACGACGGTCAGGAAGACGAAGATGTCGATCGAGAGGTCAGCCAGTCTGTTGATGATCCGTGCCATTTGATTGCTCCCTTTGGTTTCATTCCTTGGCCCTCACGCGTGGCCAACACGTGTAATATACCTCTGAGGTACCTTATAGTCAATACCTTAGTGATACCTTTTTTCTATCGGCCAGATCTGCGGGCCCGCGAATAGCTACCATCGCGGTAGGTTTTAGGTATACTCTTGATAGTTGCAGGACGCGTCGGGGCCTTCGGGGAGTGGGACATCATGCCGAGAGTGAAGGCGACTAAACGACAGCCACAGAAGTCACTGATGGCGCTGAAGGGCGATCCGGCATGGCTGGATTGGCTGAAGGAATACGCTGACTTCCTGGGCGTGCAGGCCACGACAGCGATCGATCTCGCCCTTCGCGATCAGGCCAAGGATGACGGCTTTGCCAAACCAATGCCCAAGCGCATGCCGGGGTAACTGTCACCAGAGGTCAGCATGGCCCAGGAGCGTCACTTCCCGTGCCCCTACTGCGGAGTGGAGTTTCACTTCAGGGCCGATGAAGTCCGACTGAGCGCGCCTTGCAGAAACTGTGGCCGGGATCTAGTCATGCCACATGGCCGGCTCGATGGCGATGAGCGGTTGGGGATTCAGACGGGCGGAATGACGTCCGATGAATGGGAGAAGCTTGCGAGAGCGCGTGCGACCGAAGTCGTGCATCAGTGGGAAGCCGCCAGGGCGATGCAGGAAACACATCCTGAAGAATACAAGGCTGCTCGAAAGGCGTTGTACTGGGCCCTGTGGCCGCTGAAGTCACGGGCCCTCATCCTGGACGGGAAGCGATATAAGGCCGATCGAAGGACGCTGGGCGTGATTGTCACAGAGGCGCCGCCGAAGAAGGGGAAGTGAGATGTCGACGGGAAGGTTAGTTTTCTCGCTGCTCGCGCTCGCCATCTTTGCCGGCGGATGTGGTGACTCCGGCCTTTGCAACGCACACAAGAAGCTTCAGAACGCATCCATCCCTAGCGACGAAGCGAAACGAGCTCGCGAAGACATTGCGAAAGAGGTCAAGATTGCGTTGTCGCACATCGGGTACGCTCGACTGGTAGGTGAGGAGCTCAAGGAGATACCTGAGCTTCGCTGCCCGGCATGCGACAAACTGATCGATCGCTATATGCGATTGTCGCCCAAGTGAGACTGGACCGGCATCGAGCCGGGAGATAGACTTCCCCTGCGTGTTCACTAGGGTAGTGAACGATCGCCGGTCCCCAGTCAAAGGAGCGTTGATATGAAGCTGCTGATTGATGAAAACGGCAGTACGGTCCGGACCGAGGATGGCACGCCGGTGGGCAACGTCGCATTTAATTGCCTTCGTCAGGCAATGGAGATTACGCTCGTTCCCGGAGTGCGGCTCATCGGGCAGGGTCAGATGCGGTTCTCTGTTCCCGTTCCATTCGTCGGTTACGAGGGAATGGCAGTTTGCCAACCTATCCCGGCCCAGGAGGCCGCCAATCGATCGGGCATCCCAGTGGCGACTTCCGAGGCGCTCTACTTTCCAGACCCCAAGCCGGCCGAGGAACCCAAGCCCAAGACCTGGCGCGAGCTGCCGGCGATGCTCTGAGGTGAACGGATATCTCTACTCTGCAGAGTGTGTGACACCCATGAACGACACCTGCGATCGCTGCAAGGGAGCCGCCTGGTCTGGGTCGAGCGCTGGACGATGCCCGCGGGCTTCTTCGCCTTCTGCGGGCGCACGCTCAATTACGAAAAGTATGAGGGCCGGACCTACGTCGAGCTGGTGTGTTCAGCCTGCGAGGGATCGGGCCGCCAAAGATTGGCCCTTCACGACACCGGATGATAAAGTTCTCCCGTCCGTTCATTTCCCTCAACTCAACCGGACCGGAGAAGTTTTCAATGACGGTGCAAGATCTCATCAATGCGGTGAACACGGATGCAACGACGCTGGGCACGGACGCGGCCGCGATCAGCGCGGATCAGCAGAAGCTGGCAACGGACACCGCCCAGCAGGTCACTGACCAGGGCCAGCAGATGACCGACCAGAGCGCCCTGGGCGCCGCCCTGGTGGTCAGCGGCCCCGTCGCGGAAGTCTCGCCTGACGGCAGCTTCGTGACCGTCTTCACGGCCGCGCCGGGGGCAACCCCCGACTACATCACCAACGTCATCCCTACCGCCGGGTCGACACCGGTGCCGAGCTCGCCGCCGTCGAGCTGATGGGCCACGATGGCCGGGGACGTGAGTCCCGTGGGCGCCAGGCCCTGTTTCCTCTGCGGGGCCTGGCGTTTTTCGTGAGCAGTGATCTGGACGGAATCCGGGGGCCAATCTATGCTCGCCGGCCGCTGGAGGTACTAGCCCCAGCGATCAGCCACGCCGCGGTGCTAGTCCCCGGCCTGGTCGCTCCCAGTTAAAGGCCTTGGCAGGTCCCCCGACCTGACCAGGGCCTTTTCTTTTTCGACGCTTGTCCCCCGAGCCGATAAGAGATTATCCGACAGGGTTGAAATCGACAAAGGGGACAACCATGGCCAGAGCAAAACCGGCGATCGAAGAAACACTGGAACCAACGGCCAAACCGACCCGCATCCGGGGTCCTCTGGCGAATCTGCACCTGAGCGTTCCGCTAAGCCTGGATGTGCGTTTAACCGCACAGGCGAAGGCCCAACGGACCAGCAAATGTCGCTTTGCGGAAGTGCTGCTCGATCAGTCCCTATCGAAGTACAAAACGGATCGGGCCATCAAAGCAGCATTTGAACAAACCACCGGTGAAGACAGCGAAGCGGCGTAGGTTTTCCGGTTGAAAGTCTGCCGCCTGGGCAAGCGGTCCGAGCAGCCCCCCTGCCCCGATGCCGGGGGAGGGGAGGGGGCCGATTTTTCACCGCTTTGCATCCGGCGCTCACTCTTCATCCGGGAACGCACCGCGGAGCCGATTCGGTGAGAGCTCGGTGTAGCGCACCGTGTGCTGGATGTTCCGATGGCCCAGCCAGTCCTGGATGACCCGGATGTCCACGCCCTTGTTGGTCATGTGGTACCCGCAGCCGTGGCGAAACATGTGCGGGTGAAGCGGCTTTGCGTACCCAGCCTCCTGACCAGCGCGCTGGACGATTTTGAAGAAACCGTTCGTGGTGAATGGGCCCATGCGCTCCGTCTTGAAAACGAAGCCGGCCCGGTCCAGCTCGGGGGCCAGCTTGCGCAGGCCCTTCGCCTCCTCGACGGAGAGATCGTGTGTGCTCCGCTTGCCCTTCTTGACCCGGTGGACGTCGATGATGCGGCGCTCCAGATCGAGCTGGGCCCACTTCAGGCGGACCAGCTCGGCGGCGCGGAGGCCGTGCCGGAATGCCATCAGGATCATCATCGAATCCCGGTGCGGGTGCCGGCCGATCGAACCGGCCGCCCGCCGGATCATCTTGAACTCCTCGTAGGTGATGTACTCGTGCTCGCGCTCGTGGAGATTGTTCAGCCGACGGGGGGGCAGTGTCTTTGGGGCCATCAAACTCTCCCGAAAAAGGAGCCGTCGCTTTCGCCGGCCGAGAACATTCCCGAAAACGATGCATGTCACAACCGGCACGCGATGCATTTTAAACAGGTTTCTGAGCCCCTGGGGATCCTGTCTTTCCCCTAATGGGTTATTTTCGGGAAAGTCTGCTCGGCCGGCCGCCGTCCTCTAAGTGCCAGTATGCAGCAATTTGCAGCGAAAGCTGATCGATCGCGACGGCTAGCGCGGCCTGCCGGCATGAAAATAACGGCCGTCAGGGTTTGACTGATCGTAACGACCGGACCGTCTTAATTTGCGCGTTCGAGGCGGAACGCCTGCCTCCTTGACCCGATACTTACCACGGCATCAACGCGCTGCAGCTTAGACATCCAGCGGACCTCATTGTGCGCCGAACTCTTTCCAACGCGGACGAACTCGCACTCGGCACACGCGCCCTGCAAGGGGACTTGGCGGCTCGCCACGAACTGGTCGATTCGTGCATCGGCCTTGCGTATTCGCTGGCCCGCCGCCGCGGTTGGCAGAACTACAGTGGGATCGAAGTAGAAGACCTCGAACAAGAGGCGCTGGCAGCGCTTTGCGGTTGCGCGCAAAGGTTCGATCCCGTGCGTCATCCGAACGTTCGGTTTTCCACGTTCGCGGGCACTTGCATCATCGGCAGGCTGTGCAGCTATTGCGCCGCGAATCGACGTCGCGAACTCACCAACTTCGACATGAGAGAGTTCGTCGACCCGGCGTCAATGCAACCGATGGAAGAGCGCGACGCCGAGGCCATCTGGACCGCGCTTGAAGAGCTGGGCCGGGAAGAACTCGATCTGCTCGATCTTCACTATGGGCTCAACGGTGGGCCCAGACTGACGTTGGGCGAGATCGGAGATCGGTTGTCAGTTAGCAAACAGCGGGTCCACCAGCGCATCGCGGCCAGCGTGGCCAAACTTGGGGATGCGCTGCGGAAGTCCGCTTGAGGCACACTGCATGAGTCGGACGTACGGCTGGATCAAGGATGTCCACGATCCACGCGACCGCAAATTCTCGGTCCCGGCCCAGATCGCGGCGGCGCCCCTCCCTCCGAGCATCGATCTCCGATCACTCTGCCCGCCGGTCTACAACCAGGAGCGGCTCGGGAGCTGCACCGCCAACGCGATTGCGGCCGCGCTCGAATTCGATGCGATGAAGCAAGGCCAGCCGGCGGTGATTCCGTCGCGGCTCTTCATCTATTACAACGAGCGCGTGATGGAGGGCACGGTCGACCAGGATGCCGGGGCCCAGATCAGAGACGGCATCAAATCGGTTGCGACGCAGGGCGTCTGCCCTGAATCAGAGTGGCCCTACGACATCAGCCAGTATGCCGTCCAGCCGCCGCAATCCTGCTACACGGATGCGGCCAAACACCTGGCACTGGTTTACGAGTCGATCACGCAGGACCTGGACGATCTGCGTGGAGCGCTCGCGGCCAACCTGCCATTCGTGTTCGGATTCGACGTTTACGCCAGGTTTGAATCAGAGGAAGTCGCTCAGACCGGCATCGTTCCAATGCCGCGCTGGCCGCAGAGGTGCATCGGTGGCCACGCCGTAATGGCCGTCGGCTATGACGACTCAAAGGAAATGTTTCTGGTGCGCAACTCGTACGGGGCGGATTGGGGTCAGCAGGGGTATTTCGAGATGCCCTATGACTACGTCGACAGCGACCTGGCGAGTGACTTCTGGCAGATTCGCACGGTGTCGTGAAACGCAAACGCGGGTTGCCGATCGTTGATGGCTTTGCATGGGTCGCGGTCATTGTGCTGCTGATCCCGCTTCTGGTTCAGACGGCCAGTGCCTTCGCCACACTGATCGAATATTACTGGTCCGAGTGATGAGTGACCGAGTGAACAACCTGGCATCAGCCTCGGCCGTCGCGGTCGCAGTCGTCGGGAGCGCTGCGCACGACCTGGCGCTTTCGCTGCTCGGTCCGCTGCTGGCATTGGCGGTTCACGTGTGGGGTGAGTACCGGGCCGATCGCCGGACACGCAACAACGCAACACTAGTTGAGCATCTAAAGCTGCGAAACTTTGAGCTCGAGCAGCAGCTCGGGGCCAGTCGCACACGCGGGCCGGGCCCGCCGAATCAGTGATCTGGGCCCCGGCCGGGCCGGGGAAGCCCACCGATCATGCCCAGGCAAAAGAAACCGTCAGGGGGCCAGGGGGCCCGTGCCAAACGTTGGGAGCTAGCGCTTGAGGCCCAGGCCCTTCGGAACGACTGGCCGATCCCGCAAGACCGGAAGGGTGACATCCTCGAGAGCTGCTGGAGTCTGTCCAGGTCGCGACGTGAACGGACGAAGATCGCTGGCATCAAGCTGATCGCTCTCTTCGCTGGGATGAATGCCCGGCAGCAACGCATCGACCTCTACCGAGACAAGCTTGAAGGGCACGCTGAACCATTCAATCTGGCCGACGTCGTTTCCGCCGCCGAACAGCGCGCCGAGCAACGAAAGCGAGAGCGGGCCGCGGACCGACCTGGAAGCGTCGGACATCCTGGGGACGGTCTCCCGGGAACTGGAAGCGACCCGACTGGATCTCCAGCGGGCCCGAATGCTCCTGACGACAGCGCGGCAACTCGTCCGCGAAGAAAGAGCCGAGATCAATCGGCTGCGAAGAAGGGTGGAGCGAGTAAACCAAAGACGGCTGCACGGAATGGACCTCCTGATCGCCGAAAATGAGCAGCTCCGCGAGCAGCTCGCCTCCGTTTCACGGGTCCACCTCCGAGCCTGATCATGGGGTTTATGGACGGTTACAAGCACACTGACGACGTCGAGCCGATCGAGCGGCCTCAGAAGCAAATCATTGCTGAGGTGCCGTACGCGTTTGGCGACATCGTCTACCACCGAGCTGGCACGGAGGGCGTGCGGGGAATCGTCAACTGTTTCGTGATGACCGAGTCGGAGATCCGCATCGGCGTGGTATGGGGTGACGACTTACAGGTGGGTCATCACTACGCCTATGAACTCACTGATGAGTACGTACCGCAATGACCGCCGCCAAGAAGAAAGCAGCGAGGGTCGATCCCGATGTCGAGGCAGCCGCGGCTGCGGACATCTACATCCGAGCCTGCCATCAGTTCAAGACTGCTGAGGCCGAGAAGAAGAAATCGAAGGCCAGTCTCGTGGCCTGGCTCGGCGATCAGCTCAGCCGAGTACTCCCTGACGGCCGGACCATCAGCAAGAGCAGTGCCCATTTCGACGCCGCGACGATCAACCGCGCGGCCTACGATTCGACCACGGTGACCGTCGCACCGCCGCCTGCTGTCTGACTTCCAACTTCCCTTCCATCTCGGAGCCGCCGCCCGATGGCCATCGACTTTTGCTATTACCCCTTCGGCAATCCGTTCCTGGGCCATGATACCGCCGCTTGCTTCTGGATCCCGGCTGTGGAGAAGACGCCCGAAGAGCAGATCGCGGATCTTAAGAGAAAGCTGGAGATAACCACCGGGGAACGCGAGCGCTTCGGCTGGGCCCGCGATCGGGCCGAGAAGAACTTACTGGCAGCCCACGCCGAGCGAGATAAAGCCGTCAAAGACGTGGCCATCATGAAGACGCTGGCCGATCAGCGGAAAAACAAGATCGATCATCTCGCCGCTGTCATCGCTGGGCTTAGGTCTGAGCTGGGCTGCACTCGCAGCGACCGAGATGACTTCCGCAAAGAGTGCGACGAAGTCCGCAAGCAGCGCGATGACGCCGCCCTGGGCACATTCCTGAAGGCATCCTGGCTCGGCAGAGCAATCAAGAAAGCGTGGATCCTTCCGCGTGGCCATGCTGTCCCGTTCACCTTCGAAGGACCGCTCGACGTCGAGCTCAGCTTCTGACCCCGGCGAGCGCCTCACCGAGCTGCTGGCCGAGTGCCACGACGATCCCGACCTCTTCAACACGGCCATCCTGGGCCGGCCGCCGTTCTGGTCGAAGCAACGCGAGATCGGCGACTCCCTGGTCAAGTATCAGGTCACCGTCTGCTACACCGGCAACGCGATCGGCAAAGACTACGCTCTCGGCACCATCATTCCCTGGTGGCCGCTCACCCGGAAGAACTCGCTGGTCGTTGTCACCGGCCCATCGCAGACGCTCCTGGGCTCGGTGACCTGGAAGGAAGTCCGAAGCGCGGTCAATAACTCGAAGGTGCCATTGGGCCTGAAGATCAGCCAGGGGATCCGGTGCAGTCCCTTGCGGCTCACAGTGAAGGACGATTGGGGCGCCCTCGGCTTCAGTACCACGTCAGTCGAGCGAGCCAGCGGCCAGCACAACCCTAAGCTGCTGGTGATCGTCGAGGAAGCCAGCGGTGTCGAAGATGAGATCTGGGATGCGATCGAATCGCTGAAGTATGACCGGCTGTTGATCATCGGCAACCCGATCCGGGCAACCGGCGGATTCATCCGATGGATTCGCCAGGCCGAGAAAGACCAGCAAGAGGGCATCCCCCCGGAGCGAGCCGCCAACGCAATCCGGATCCCGTCGACGGCGAGCCCGGACGCCGACAAAGAGAAGAGCGATTGGGGCCTGGCCGACAAGACATGGCTCGAAAACAACTATCGACGGTACGGAAGGGACAGCCTGTGGGTCAGGTCACACATCCTGGCCGAGATACCCACTGTCAGCTCCGATCAGTTGATCCCCGGGCCCTGGCTCGATCGAGCCGCGGCCTCGATCCATCCGCCGCTTTACCCGTTCGATGTTCTCAACGCCACACGGCGGATTTCCTGCGACCTGGGAGAAGGGGTTGGGCGTGATAGCACCTCGATTATTGTCAGGGATGATGTGGGCGTACTCGAATGTATCGCCGGGAATGCGCTTGGGCTCTCTGAGGCTGCCGGCGAAATCGCCCGACTCGCCCGCAAGTGGCACGTCGCCCACAACCGAATCAGCTACGACCGCCTCGGCATCGGCCGAGACCTCCGCAACCATCTCATCCGCAACGGCATCACCGAAGCCATCGGCTATGCCGGCAGCGGCCGGGCACGTGACCCGCGACAGTTCACCAACATCCGGACGGAAGCGGCCTGGAAGCTCAGGCAGAGGCTAAACCCCGACTGGTCGACCGATCCCAGGTTTCCCGAGGCCACACGCCAGGGCCCATTCTGCATCCCGCCAGGTGAGCACTGGCCGGCCATGCGAGAGGAACTCGAGAAGCTGACCTACGACCTGGTCGGCAATCAGACGCGACTGATCACCAAGGAAGACTTCTGCGAGCTGCTGGGACGATCGCCTGACCGGTCGGATGCCTTGATTCAATCCTTTGCCTTCTGAGACAACCGCCCATGGGACACCGCCAGCACGTCATCCGCGAGCAGCAAAAGCTCCACCAGCCGCTCGCCTTCGCCAACAAGCAACCGAAGCCGCCGGCCGCCCAGGCACAGGTCACCATCGAGAACCTGATCCCGTTCCTGGCGTCACAGGGCGCCAAGGCCGGATGGAAGGTTTGGCACGATCCGGAGAAGAAGATCGTCTGCCTCGAGGCCAGTGTGGGCCCGATCCGGATTCCCCTGGGCCTGACGATCGAAGAAGTCAAGCAAGTCATCCTTGGACTGGCCGACGCTGCCAACGAGCTCGAGCAGGCGGCCGAGGCGGCCGAGGAAACAGCCCCATCCGAGGAAGATCTGACATATTCGCTTAGCACCATGGATGAGCTACCCATCCCTGCCGAAGCGGCAGTCGCCGTTTAACCCTTGTCCGACCAACCTCGCCTATTCCCCTGGCCGGGCCAGCCACAGCTCGCCCCGACCCTCGATAAAAGCTCCATCATCGAGGAGGTCAAGTATGGGCTGCGCAATGAGCGGGGCCGGCTGGCGGATGCTAGCGAAAACCAGTCGTTCGTCGACCTGGATGGCGAACGGTTCACGCCCCGGCGGGAAGCTGAGACCGAATTCGATTTCGCGGGGCGTCCCAAACGAGACTCTGGTTTCATGCATCAGGCGGTCAATCGCCTGTGCCAGCACATGTACAATCCAGGGCCTCGCCGCACGGCCCAGGATGCGCCCCAGGCCGACAAAGTTCTTCAAGTCGTTTACGAACAGTGCCATATCGACGCGGTGATGCATGAGGCCGAGAAGCTTTGCACCACGAACGACGTCGCCGCTATCGAGGTGAAGGCGATCGATGATGGGAAGCGGTACGATCCCGACAACCCCATCGAGTTGCAGATCTGGGGCGGCGATGAGTTCGCTGTCTTTCTTGACCCGAGAGACCAGCGTAAAGCTTTCGCCGTCGTCACGATTGATGCGTACGACGAATCGACACGATACCGGCTCTACTTCGAGGATGAGGTACTGACCTTCACCACGAAGAAGATGCAAGTCGAGCAGGCCAAGAGTGGGGTGATCGCCTATCAAGTCGGAGATCCGGAGCCCAACACTTATGGCTGCCTCCCTTTTGCTTTTGTCCACTATTGTGCTCCTGTTCGCCGTTTCTGGACTCCCGGGCCGGGCACGTTCCTGCGCCGGGGCGAGAAACGGATCAACGAACGCCTGTCGGTGCTCGACGAACTCATCGACAAATACTGCATGCCGATCGGGATCTTCAAGAATGTGTCGATCGAGTTCAACCCCGAAGTTGGTCCCGGACGATTCCTGAGACTCGTCAAGGCCGACGGAGGCTACGACGGCGATGGCTACAGCCCCGGCGGTGAGCCCTCGGCCGACTACCTCCAGGCCCAGCTTCAGATCGAGTCGATCTGGAGTGACTGCAAGGAGTTCATGGGCCAGCTCGCCGAAGCGATCGACCTGCCGCCGGCCGCCCTCCGCCTCGATTACAGTGACGCTCCTAGCGGCATCAGCATCGTCATCCGCTCGGCACCGCTCTTGACCAGGGCCCGCCAGCGACGGCCGATCTTCCAGTGGGCCGAGACCGACCTGGCCCGGACCATCTGCACGTGCGTCGGCAACCACTACGGCCAGGCTGACCTGGTCACGGCCGCCAAGTCGCTGCGAGTGCTGCTCTCTTGGCCAGAACCTAAGATCCCCATCCCGGGCCCGGAGCGTGATCTGAGCGACGACTGGGAGCTCCAACGGGGCAGCAAGAGCCGGCTACAGGTGATCCAAGAACGTTATGGCTTGACGCGGGATCAAGCGGTCGACCATTTGCAGCAAGTCGCCGACGACGAGAAACAGGCGGATGAGATCCTGCCTCCGCCGCCTCCAATGCCCACAGGCGATCCGCTCGACAGCCAGGAGACGGCCGAAGAGCACAGCGTGCCGAAGGGGAAACCGACTGATGGCTGATGATGGCGAAATGATGAGCCCGGTTGTACCGGCCCTCCTGAAGGTCCTGGCGCTCGAAGAGGATCTCTGGCACTGGACGCACACCGAAGAGCATTGGTTTCGCCACGACGGCTACTGCAAGCTCTCCGACGGCTTCCACAAGAAGCACGAAGACACCCGCGAACGCCGCCGCCCCATTCTCGACCGTGTCTTCCAGCTCGGCGGCATGGCCCCTGACACCACGCCCGATCCCGAGTCCGCGCTCGAGGAGCTCGTCGAAAGGCTCAACGCCATCCACGCCGCGTGCTCGGAAGCCTACGACGCTGCCGACGACGAAGACGATTACGCCACGATCAAGATCCTCACCGAGAACCAAGAGGACGTCGAGAAGTGCCTTGAGAAGCTGATGTCCAAACTGAAGCTCAAGTCCGCCATCGGCGAGCAGCTCTGGCTCGATCGACTTGCATAAAGTCAGGTTACGGGAACGTGGAAAGGCGCCGATGTCGACGCCGACGCGATCGCGATTCTGGCTCTTCAATGGGGCCACGCCCCCGCAACCTGACCGACCAATCCTACCTCTCTCGCGCCCTACCAGCCACCCATCACCTCTGAGTACTCTTCATGCCTGCCCCCGCCAGCGACACACAGACAGCCATCGACATTCTCAAAGCGGAGAATGAAAGGCTGTCAGGTCTCGTGACAACCCTCACCGGTGAACGCGACACGCACCGCAACGCCCTCGAGCCCTTGACCAGGGAACGCGACAGCCTCAAGGCACAGGTCGGCAACCCCGACGAGCACCGCAAGCGGGCCGATGACCTCCAGCAGAAGCTCAGGGTGATGACACACAAGGAAGTGTTTGCCAAGCGGGCCCGCGAGTCAGGGGCCCGCGAGAAAGCCATCGACCATCTCTATCAGATCAGTGGCTACGTGGCCGACAAGGATGATGTCGATGCAACGGCGATCGATGCTGCAATCGCCAAGTTGAAAGTCGATGCTGACTATGCCTTTTCCTCGGCCGAGGAAATGGTCGAGACGCGCGCTGTCGCTGGCTCGATCGTCCCTGGCACCGAGCAAGCCGCACGCACGCCGCCGGCAGTCGGCCGAGGCGGCGGCCACGATCCCTCGAAGTCGGGCATCCGCCTGACCAAGCAACAGCTCGCCGATCCCAAGTTCATGCTCGATCCCCGCAACAAAGAGGTCATCCTCGCAGCGGCCAAGGCTTCTCGCGTCGGCTGATCACTTCCCGCCTCGAATCACTTCCCTTCCTTTCTTGACCCTCGACGGTCCGCCGGCCGCCAGAGCCGGAGCTTTCCGCAGTGCCCAATAATTTCAACGCCTTTTTCGAGACCCTCATTGCGGGCGCCGGCGAATACAACGCCGCCAAGATGGGACAGGTCTCCCTGTTGTCTCGCGTCTACATGGATGTGAAGACGGAAGCCGCTCGCGTCGGCAAGACGGTGGACGTCTACTTCCCCGATACCGGACCGATGCAGGCGATCAACAACGGCGCCCTGACCGGCACCGCGGTCAGCCCGAACTACGTGCCGTTGGTGTTCCAGAACCGGGTCGGCAAGGCCCTCCAGTTCCAGGACTTCGAGCAGTGGCAAACCGCGACTGACCTGGCGCAAAAGTTCTTCGACCCCTTGCACAAGCGGGCGCAAGAGTATCTCAACGGCCAGATCGCGGCCCAGATCAACTCGACCAACTTCTCGAGTAACGCTCCGATCACCGGCGCCGCCCAGGGCGAGGTCCAGGTTGCGGACATGCTCAACGCGTGGTCCGGACTGGCCGATGCCAAGGTCCCGCTCAGTGACCCGTCCAAGCTCCACCTCGCCGCCCACAACCAGGTCTACCGCAAGATGCTGGGTGACACGGCGTGGACACAGGAGTCTTTGGTCGGCATCGTGATCGCACAGCAGGCCCGCGAGCAGGGCAAGATCGCGCAGGGCTTCAACTTCAATCCGGTCTGGGATCAACAGATGCCGAGTGCGTCTGGCTCGATCATCAACGGCCAGGTGCAGCCCACCAACGGCAGCGCGACGGTCACCGGCACCAACACGGCGTTCACGACCGACCTGGTTGCCGGCACCAGCTACCTGACGTTCGGGTCCGATCCGACGAAGACGCAGTACAAGGTCACCGCGATCGCCAGCGACACCACCTTGACGATCGGGTCGAACTTCGCCGGCACCACGCCCAGCTATCCTACCACGGCCAGGCTGATCACCAACCTGGTGGGCACGGTGCAGGTATCAACCGGCAGCCCAACCGTCGCCGGCACCAGCACCAATTTCACCAGCGCTCTGGTGGGGCAGTGGCTGGTCTTTAGCAGCGATGCGACCTCGACGCCCTACCAGGTCATCGCCGTCGGCTCCACGACCAGCTTGACCCTGGCCACCAACGCCGCCGCGGCTGCCAACGGCTCCGGGCAGACGGCCACGGTGCAGTCCTACACATGTCTGGCGTTCCACGAATACGCCATCGCCCTGGCCCTGCGTCCGATCGAGACGCCGCCCGAGGCCCGCGACGTCCTCGACGTGACCTACATCGACCTGCAAGGAATTCCCTTGAGGGTCATGGTGTCGTATCAGCACATCTACCAGGCGCTCTTCGTCACAGTCGATTTCGGCTACGCCCTGGGCGTCATCCGTCCCGACTTCGGCATCGTCATCACCTGCTAAGCACCTCCTATCCGACGGCCTGGCCGGCGGCGACGTCGGCCGGGCTCACATCTCACGTAGGAGGGTCACTTGGGATATCCGTATCCGTCGGGCCAGCTTCCTTACTATGACCAGTTTGGAAGCCAGTATTCGGTCAGTCCCCTGGTCGCCAAGTCGACCGCGGGATCGCTCGGGTTCGGACAGACGCTCGTCAGCGCGTGCGGTCGTATCGCCACCAGCGCGACGCTGCCCGTCACCGTTCCGCTGTTCACGGTCCCGACCAACAAAACGTTCTTCCTGACCGACATGGTCTTGAGCACGATCGCCGCGGTGGAAATCGACACCCAGATCACGGCCGGGGCCGTTCCGATCGATCGCGCCGTCACGAGCTCCACTTCGCCGATCTGCGTCATCCATGAGACACAACCGCTGGCGACGGGCACGCTCGTTGTCGCGCTTGTGCTCGCCGCGACCACGGCCGGCACGGTCAACGTCGACTTCTTCGTCGCCGGCTACTTCCAGTCACAGCCCGGAGTGAATTGACGTGGGGCAGACCGTCACCGGATCCGTGACCCGGAACTTTAACTTCTCGGAGTTCATCGCCGCCGGTGTCGCTGGATTCATCAACGCACAGACCCTGGCCTTGTCGATCAACGGCACCGGTTCGACGCTGGGGACCGTCACCTACACGACCGGCACCGGCAGCTTGCAGGTCGACACGATCTACTGCAAGCCACTGACGCTCTCGGGCGCGACGACCACGCTCAATCTCAACTCGGGGCTGACTGACCCCGACGGCAACTCGATCAGCTTCGCCCGGGTCCGGGAAGCCATTGCTTTCAATCCGGACACGGTCAGCACACACGACGTCAAGGTCTATGCCGGCGCCTCCAATGGCTGGGCAGTCCTCGGACCGCTGGCGACGCCGAGCTGGGTGCGCAACAACAACGGTTTGTGGAACCTCTCTGATCCAACGTCGACGGGCGCCGGCAACGGCAACGTCGTGACCACGTCGAGCTGCAACATCGTCTTCGATCCGGGCGCCAACACCGTCACCATCTGGGTTCTCTTTGCGGGCGGCTCGGTCGCCTAGGAGCTCCAATGCCTCTCACGTTATCGCCGGCCGGGGGCGATGGAGTCCTGTCACCGGCGATTCGCTGCAATGTCCTCCTGCCCGACAGCGGTACCACGATTACCGTCAACGGGAGCTATCAGCCGCCGCTCGTCGGATCGGTCCCGCAAGGGATGCAGCCGATCATCAACTTCTCCGGCACTGTCACCAGCCCGGGCGTGCCTGGCTCCGGCAGCAACTTCTGGAACTGCCTGCTGAACGTCACAACCGGGGCGCTCACCGTCCAGAACAGCACGGTCGCATTCCAGCAGCCCACCGCCGGCACCATCGTCCTCTTTCAGCAGCAAATCGCTTCGACCGCCTCTTCTGATCCCGCCCTCCAAGGCTCGCTCACATTCCCGTGGCTCTGAGGCCCGGGGCCACATCCCTCTGAGGTTCCCTATGATTCTCAATTTCGACGAGACCAATCCGGGCTATGGAAATGTGCCAGTCATGGACGGCACGTTCTGGCGGGCCCGGCCGACGCAGATCTTTTCGCAGGTGACGCCGGTCACTCTGACGGCAGCCGCCACGGCCTCGGTCGTGAGCACGGCCAATGCGGCCGGCAGCCCGACGCTCAACGCCAATGCGCTGAACCGCCTGGGCGCCACGCTCGTGGTCAAGTTCGGCGGTTATGCCACCACTCCCGGCTCCGCCGCGGGCAACCTCACCTTTGGCATCTACCTGGGCGGATCGTGCGTCGCCACAACGCCCGCGACCGCCTTCGCGGTCTCCCAGACGAAGATCGGTTATTACGGCGAGTGTCGCCTGACCTGCATTTCGATCGGCAGCTCCGGCACGATTCAGGCCACCGGGGTCCTGTGCCTGTCGTCGCTGTCGGCCGTGCTCGATCCGGCGTTCACCAACGGCTCCACGATCGGCACCCAGGCACCGCAGACGCCGTCGACGGTCAACTTCACCACGTCGCTGCTCGTCGACGTCCAGAGCGTCCTGTCGGCCGCCACCGACACCCTCGTTCACACCAACACGACCGTCGAAATCGTCTTCTGACATCCCACCCAGGGGCCATAGTACTGGGCGGCCCGTGAGATCCGGGCCGACGTCTCATGCCACTCAATCTCGACCTCCAGATCGGCACCAGCTTCGACTGGCAATTGCAGGCGCTGAATCCTGACGATTCCGTGCCTGTGGGCCAGTTCATGAGCTCCGATACGCTCCTGGCCCGGCTCTGGCAGGGCGATCAAGAAACGCCCGTCGACACGCCGACGATCATCTGGTTGAGCGCCACCAACGCCCAATACCAGATCAGCTTCAACAACTCCGACACGGCCAGCCTGCCGCTCGGGGTTTACTACGTCAGTGCCACGGCGACACGGGGCGGCCGCTCGGCGTCGCTGATGCCGTACGGCTCGACAGTCACGCTCAAGCCGGCGCCTGGGACCGGCACTCCGCCGCCGGTCTACAACACCGTCGCCGACATGCGGCTCTTGGCCGGCTGGATTGACCAGGTCAACCCGCCCGACAGTGAAACCGGCTTCCTGCTCCAGTGTGCGGCGGCCAGATCCTGGCTCGACGAAAACATCCTCCGCAACTATCGCGGCGGCAACGTCGAGCTGCTGGGCTACCACGGCGTGGCCCTCGATGCCTGGTTCACCGGCGGCACCCGGCGCACGTCGTTACGCAACCCGTTCATTCTCGATCTGCTCCAGCAGAACGCGCTGATCGTCACCGACCGGACCAAGCGAATCTGTGCTTACTACGCGCTTTCCCTGGTCTGCGAATCAATGCTTCAGCACTCGACGAGTGCCAAGCAATTCATGGGCCTGGCCGCCCGGTACCGTGCCGAGGCCCACCGGCTGCTGAGCTGCTACACCGCGGAGCTCAACATCAACGGCGATCTCGATGCCTACGGCAACCTGATTGCCAACATCCCGATCAACTTCACCTCGACCAACACGCTGCGAGCCTGATGGCCACTCTCGATTTGAATGCGTCTCCGCGCACAACCGTGCTGCGCAAGATCGAGACGATCCTCAAGATGGACCCAACGCTGAAGCGTGTTGTCGGCACGTGGAGGACCTGGCGCGAGAAGCCAGGGCAGAATCCGCCGTTTGGCATCGAGCAGGCCGTCGGCCGCGTGGCGATCCGGCTCACTCCGATCAACGGCCCGGACACGTGGAAGTTCCCCAATGCGTTCGTCGGCTGGCTCTACATCAACTGCGAATACCTGATTCTGGGGGCCGATGCTGACGACCCCCTGAACTTCTGGTGGGCCATCGAGAACGCGATCTATCCGGGCGGTACCGGCACCAACGCCAACGTCGCCGCACTTCAAGCCGCCGGCGCCTACAGCGGCCTCACCGAATTCTCGATCCCGGGCTATGACGAATCGCCCGACGGCACGTTCTGGGCCTGCAAGGGCCAGATGCGGATCGAGGTACTCAACCAGCTTCCCACCTGAGATCACCTCATGTCCGCTCAAATCCGCGAATGGCTCATGATCGTTGAGGAGTCGGCCTACAAGACCCCCGTGGTCTCGCCGACGGTCTGGACGACGTCGACAACCTACGGCCTGGCCAACGCATCGGCCTATTACATCAGGCTCGATGGCGGCAACGCCTTCACGATGCGGCCGAGGCCCGCCGGCACGGTGACTGTGCCGTACGGCGGGGGCTTTGATGTCCCGGCCTACATGGTTGCCGATAAGCAGGAGGTCAAGGGACAACTCACGGTCAAGCTGTGCGTGTCCCAGGCACCCTTCCTGCTGAGCTGGGCGCTGCTCCGAATCAACAGCGGTCAGACGGCACCTTGGACCACAACCGAGCCGGCCGGGGACCTGGCGAGCTGCTCGATCTACCACGCCATCGCGCGGCCCGACGGCAGCGTCAAGCGGCGCGTCTACCTGGGCGTGAAGCCCGACGGTGCCAGCTTCGCCATCAACGAAGGGTCGACGGTCGGCACCCTCACGCTTCAGCTCTCGGCGTCGACACCGCAAGGCAACCAGTTCGACAGCTCGACTGACCCGACCGCCGGCATATTCCCGTCGCCGGCCGACAACAACTTCCCGATCGACCCCTACGTGTTTATCCACGCGGGCGGTAGCAGTTTCATCACCTATGGCGGGGCCGTGCGGACGCAGTTCACCGACCTCACCATCAACGTCCAGAACGCGCTGGCTCGACGCTGGTACGCCAACCGGTACATCCAGCTTCTGCGACTGGTCGGACGCAAAACCACGGTCGCCTCGAAGCTGCTCTACCCGCTGGCGGCCCAGGACGATCGCACGCTCTATGAAGGTCTCACCAGCGAGACCTGCTCGATCGAGCTCAACAACGGGACGCATGGATTCACGCTGGGCTTCAACGCCCAGAACGTGTTCAGTCCCTTCGAAGACGACCTGGCCTTGAACGATCTCTACTTCCAATCGTCGACCGAAAACAACATGTGGGATCCCAGCGCGGGATCCGACTTCACACTCACCATCGCGTGAAACGCCTCGACGGCGAGCTCCGCAAGCCGCCCAAGCTCATCGCCGCCCGCCCGGGAAAGCAACTCGCGATCTGTCCAGGCTGTGCGCAGCCGATCAGCGGCGAGCAACTGAGCTTTGATTTGGGGCCAGGCAAGATGATCGTCACGGCCTGCGTGCGGTGCTGCCAGCGCCTGGGATGGATCGCGGAATCATGGCCGGTACCAGCTATAAGCTCCGAGGAATCGAGCCTCCAGATCTCGCCCGTTATCCGGCCGACGTCAAGAAGCTCTTCTGGAGCTGGGTTGTCGAGCTGGGCATCGCGAGCAAGGGCAAAGATATCCTCGCTGGTCTCGACAAGGATGGATCGCCGCTCCGGGCGATCAGCGCGAAGACGAGGAAGTACCGAAAGTCCGCGATGACGCCGTCGGGCAAGGGTGACCCCAACGCACCGGCGTTGATCCCTGGCTGGCAAAAGAGCCGGACCTACTCACTGCTCGCCGGCAGGGCCCTGACGACGCACGCCGAGTTTTATTGGCGGTATGACGCTTGGACCGGCGATCAGTGGGGCCAGGTCCTGCGGTACCAGGCCCAGAAGGGCAGGGATGTCATCGGTCTTTCGCCGGCCGGCACGGCCAGGGTCAAGATCGCGGCCTGGCGGAAGTGGGAGCTGTGGAAGCAAGGCAAGGTCCGCCAGGTCGCGGCAGTGCCGCGCGCGGCCCAGCGGGCCGGCGTCCCCCAGGTGGGCCGATATCAGACCGCCAACGCCACGTTCGGAATGTCAGCGGGTGGAACCGCGGTCGACGAATCGACGTTCAAGACGGGGCGCTGGACCGGCGGCATGACGCCTGAGGAATGGGCGGCCTATTACCGTCAGACCGCATCCGCTCGGCCGCCTGGACGGCCAGGGCGGCCCAAGGCAATGAGCGAGATCAGCGGCCCGGGATACAACCGGCTGATCAAAGCAACGTGGAACCAAGGCACCGGTCGGGGGGGCGGAGCGTCGGCGGTCGCTCCCAAGCCCCGGCCGGTGCCGAGGAAGCCAGCGCCAGCGGTACCGCGGAAGCCGAAAGAGCCGGAGCAGCCGAAGATCGTTCGGGACTTCGTCACGCTGGTGTTGCTCGCGGTGAGGAATGTTCCTCCGGATCGGCTCTACGGCGGACGCAGGGCCTGGATCCACGACGTCTGGATTCAGTATGGCCGGCTCCCCGGAGCCGAGCCGCTTTCGCTCAGTGCGTTCAAACTGCGCATCGTGCATGAACCGGCACTGCGGATGAGAATGGTCCGCGCCGACCTGGTCCAGGCTTTCTCGCGGGCCGACATCGAGGCTTCGGACACTCACTACTCCGTGGGCGGCCTGGGCCTGGTGACGTTCAATTTCTTCACTGTCTGACGTTCTAAGTAAACCCATCTTCTCTCCCAAAATGCCCTGGCCGGCCCCGAGCTGCCGGCGATCGCCGCCGGCCTCCCGGGTTTTCGGCGTCTCAGGGTGATGAATTAAGCCGATGGCATCAACCGTCGACACCTCTGGCCTCGACCGGGTGCGGACGCGATTCGACCGCATCGCGAATCCCAATCCGATTCCTCTGATGATCACGTGGGGCAGGATCATCGATGAGGACAACCGCAAGGGCGTCCTGGCCGGCACCGATCACACGGGAGCTCTCATGCGGCCGGTGAGCTACCGGCCGGTCGGCAAACCGGGGGTGAAGCTCACAGTAGCCCAACGCCTCGGACAAGCTCCTAGGGCGAAGCGCGGCCGCTATGCCGCTTTCGGGTCGATCGAGACGGGCCTCCACAACAATCTCAAGTCATCTGCCTATAAGCTGCTCGACGGCCCAGCGCTGGCGCCCAGGAAGCAATTCAGCCGCGTCATCACCAACCTTCTCACACGTTTCGGCAAGCTCAGCAACGGCATCTGGGAGTGCGTCGGCTACTGGAACGACGTTGTGAGCGAGAAGGGCGTTCCGTTCCTCCACTGGCATTTCACAGGCACCACGAAGCTTCCACAGCGTGACTTGCGAGGGTTGCGGCCCGATGGCGTCGAGAAGGCCAGGAAATCGATGCGGGCCTGGATGATCGACGTGATCCGGAGCTCCGACCGTGCCTGACGAATCCATAAAGCTACTCCTGGACATGGGCCAGAGCTCGGCGATCGCCAAGGCGATGAACGCCGATCTGGCCGTGATGAAGCAAGAACTCCAGGCCCTGGCCGTGCAGCTCGAGCAAGGGCAGATCAGCAGCCAGGACTTCGCCCAGGCGTTCACCAAGCTCGATGGCAACATCCGCCAGACCACGGATTTGCTTGGACGGCTGAAGGGATCCGGCGGAGGCAATTCCGGCCAGGGCCTGCTGGGCCTTTCATACGCGGTTCAGGACTTCACCTCCCAGCTCGGGACGCGGGGATTGGTCGGCGCACTGGCGGCCGTCCAGAACAATATCCCGCAGATCCTGATGAGCTTGGGTGCCGGCGCCGGAATGACCGGGATCATCTCAGTGCTTGCGGTCGGGCTCGGTATACTTCTTCCCGCGATTCAGAAGGCCTTCGGCGGTGAGACCCAGGAGGCCATCGACAAGGCCAAGGAGAAGCTCAAGGAGTTCCAGGAGCAAGTCAAGAAGGCGCACGAGGAATTCATCAAGTTCACACAGACGCCGACAGAGAAACAAAGCGAATCGGCGGAAAACGTCAAGGCGATCCTGGCGGAACGGCCAGCAGCCGAACGGGCGGCAGCGGCAGTGGCGGCCACGGCTACTGGGAAGGAGATTGAAGCCGAGCGCAGTCAGGGCGAGACTGCCGAGCTCGGTGAGCTGAACAAGGCAGATATGACGGATGAGTTGATCGAGCTGCACGCTCAGCGCGTCAACGTCAACGAGATGCCGCGCGTCAGAGCAGAGCTTCGAGCGAAACGAGACGCGGCGCGGCAAAGACGATTCGAGATGGATCGGGCCATCCGGCAGCGGATCGGCGAGAAAGCGGTTACTCAAGCCCAGGTCGCCGGGCCCGCGGGCATGGGGGCGCTCAGGCGTGTGACCCAAACACTGGCCGACAGCGATCGCGGTTTTGATCGGTCTATCGCGAGTCAGCTTCAGGGCGTCACGCCGGACGCGCTTGAGCAGCAAGACCGAGAAGATAAGGAATTCCAGGATCAGCTTGACGAGCGCTCGGCTGCCGTCCAACGGCGCAGCGCGAACCGCGATCGTCTCAGAACAGATCAGGCCGAAATGAAGCAATGGAGAGATGACGTCCACAAAGAACAGGAAGGCATCAACAAGGTACGGGATGACAATGCCGCGAAACTCCAAAAGCAGCGACAAGACGACGCAAATGAGGCTGCAAAGGAGCGAGCGGACACGGAGAAGCGCCTGGGCGATACATGGATGGCGAAGGCCGAACAAGAAATGTTGACGGCCGGCCCTCAAGGACAGCAGCGTATCCGCGATAAGCTGACGCGCTCAGCTCAACGGCAGCTCATGGCGTCGGGAATGCCTCGGGACGAAGCGGCGATGAAGGCCGGTGGCGTCCAGGACATGCTCACCCAGGACATTGTCCGCCAGAAGCAAATGATGGGGGTCAAGGGCAATCGGAAGGGCGATGAAGCCCTGTATCAAATGCTCTCGATGATGCTCCAACAACAGGGACAAATGGCTCACCAGCAGGGGCAGATGATCAACAGTCTCAAACCAATGCAGCATCAAATCGGCCAGCAGGTCGAAAAAAACCGCACCGCCTCATCGATGGGCTTCCCCAACTAGCACGTGTCCGACGTCCTCACAATCAACGGATCGGCGATCAACCTCGCGAGCTTCAACGCCACGCTCGATCGCTGTACGCCCATCATCAAGGGCGGCATCCCATCGCTTGAGCTCTCACGCATCCTGGGCGCCCTGACCGCGCTCCCCGATCCATGGAGCGGCAAGTCGTGCGCCCTCACGATGTCGGGCACACTCGTCTTCGCGGGCACGTTCGCCGGCTACGTCGATCGGTTCATGGACGGCTTCGGATGGGTCCGCGAGTACCGCGCCTATGGTCTCAGGAATGACGCCGACTATGTGCCCAACACGGACGCGGTGACCCTCACCGACACGTCGGTTTACAACTTGCCCGGCGATGATCCCAACTTCATCGGCAGCCGCGCGGGCCTCACCGTCGGCCAGATCGTCCAGGCCGTGCTGACGATGACCACCAACGCCGCCAACCTCTCGGCCGAGGGCGTCGGCGCCTACGTCTCCTTCGGTCCGCCCGTGCTGCCCGCGCTCACTCTGAGCGACCTGGCCGCGCTCACCGTGATTCCGCCCTGGCGGGCCAGCATCTCCGGCGAGCGTCTCTTGCAATCCCTGGAGAACTTCGTCCAGACCTGCCATCCCAACCATTGGATGCACGTCCAGCCCGACGGCACCATCCGCTTCCTCGATATGCGGCTGGCGGCCAATAACACGTTGACGCTGGGCAGTGATCCCCGCCTGGGGATGCCGACACTCACCCGCGATTACAACGACTGCTACTCACAGGTCGAAGTCCGCGGCAACACGATCGCGGTACCAGTGATGTTGCAGACGCAACCCTGGCCCGGGTCCAGCTCGTCAGACGGAGGCCTCCAGGAAGACTTCGCGTGGGGAAGCTTCACGAACGCGCAAGCGAAGCTGAACTGGACCCCCGCCGACTTTAACCAGCCCGGCATCGGCACCGGCAATAGCAACGATCAAGGCACGTGCACCGTCACCGACACGACACACATCCTCGTGACGAGCTCGAACAACACGGTGACCTGGCCGGCCAACTTCTGGGCCCAGGGAGCAAACCAGGCACAGGGCCAGGTCGGTGTCTATGCCGACATCATCCCCGGCATCGGCCAACTCTATTGGGCCCGCATCGTCGCCAATACCGCCATGACGGCCGGCGGTACCTCGATCCTGACACTCGATCGAGCTCTCCCCGCGGTGACTTACAACAGCTACCAGATCTGGGGATTGAGCCTCAACTCGTCGGTCGTCTGGCGGAAGTACAAAGTCACCAATGCCGCCATCGCCAGCGCGATGCTGAACTTTTTCCCCTATGCCGTGCCGATCCTCACCTCGGCCGGCAACCAGGGCTCGCTCACCACGACGCCTATCGGCCTGGTGCAGTGGTCGAACGGCGGTTCTGCCCCCTACAACACGGCCTCGCAGGGCATCACTCTCGACCCCGTCAACGGCCTGATTTACTTCGACCGGCCGACGGCTCTGGTGTTTGGCTCGCAAACAACGGCGCCGAACAACGTGATGGCGTTCATCCCCGTCGCGAGCGGATCACTGAACGTCATCGTTCCACAGGTCGCGGGCGTCCCTGGCTACGGCGGAACGCTCTACACCGTCGAGGGCGTCCAGCGCACCAAAGTCATCACCGTTCGCGACTGGAGAGACGCCTCCAACTTCTCCAACATGCAGACCTACGCCAATGAGGTCTTGCAGTCGCTGGAGAACGTCGTTGTCGAGGGGACGGTTCCTTACTACGGCCTGCTGACGACCTACCTCACCGTCGGCTCGACAGGCCAGGCCATCTCGATCGCGGGGAATGGCTACACCACAGGCTGGGAATCACTCTCGCTCCCAATCGTCAGTGTCGAGATCGCCTTCCAGTCGGGCCCGCAAGGCACCAGTTACGCCATGGGCCTGCATCTCTCGAATCGTCGCGGCCGGTTCAACGCGGACCAATTCCTCCGGCCCAACGTCACCGGGGCCCAGCTCGGCGGCAGCTCGATCTTCGGCGGCGGGGCGCCAAACATCGCCCAGGGTCCGACCGGCGACGCCTCCAACTGGTCGACCGCGTTGAGTGCCAACCAGGGCCCGACGGGCGACGGCTCTTCGTTCAACCCATCACTCCCTGGTACCGCGGGCCCAGCGCTCGGCGGTGACCAGGGCCCGGCACTGGGCGGCGATCAAGGCACAGCAATGGCGCCCGGCCAATCGTTCTGGCAGTGAGGTTTTCATGTCTCAGGTTTTCGTCCAGCATCTCGACTGGCCCAACGGCAGCTCTACGCTCGCGACGGGCGGGTATACCGCCGGAAGCGGCGTCATCAACCTGGCGACGGGCACGGGGACGATCTTCGGCTCGCCGTCGCCGAGCTCGCCGATCCGCGTCACCCTGATGAGCGCCACGACGTTCTCCCAGGCAACGCACTACACGTACACCGGCCGGAGCGGTGACCAGCTCACCGGAGTCACAGTCCTCGACGGGACTGACCAGAACTTCCTGGCCGGCGACACCGTCGAGACGCGCATCTACGCGGCCGACTTCAACGACGCGTATGGGATCCTCACGACCCTTCTGGGCCTCACTGGCCTGGTGAGTGTCAGCGGAGGCACGCTGGCCGGCGGGATCGCTAACGTGGCCGAGGGCGGCACGGGACTGACGACGCTGACTGCCCATGCCGTGTTGCTGGGTGAGGGTACCAGCAGTGTCGGGCTCGCGACGATCGGCACCGCGGGCCGCGTGCTCGTGGACCAGGGCGTCAGCGCGGATCCGGCATTCGCAGTGGTCTCTGGCGATGGAACGCTCGCCGGATCCGGGGCGCTCACGGTCACCAAAACGAACGGGGTTGCCTTCGCGCCATCGGCCACGACGGACACCACCAATGCGGCCAACATCTCATCGGGCACGCTGCCGGCCGCGCGGCTCCCGACGCCCACGGCATCGACGCTGGGCGGCGTGGAAGCAAGGAACTCGACCAGCCATCAATGGATCAACGCCATCCCGGCAACCGGTGTGCCCACCTCGACGCAGCCAGCGTTCACCGATATCAGCGGCAGCGTGGCCGCCTCCCAGTTGCCCAACCCATCGGCGACGACGCTCGGCGGCATCGAGTCCTACGCTGCCGTCACCAGCCAGTGGATCAATGCGATCTCGACGAGCGGCGTGCCGAGCTCGACGCAACCGGGGTTCAGTGATCTGTCCGGATCCGCGGCCGTCGGGCAGCTCCCTGTGATGGTCGCTTCGGGAGCTTCGCACGCGGCTGGCATTGCGCCGGATCCGGGAGCGACTGCGGGCATGACCCATTTTCTCCGCGAGGATGCGACCTGGGCGGTTCCTGGCGGCGGCAGCGGTACCGTCACGTCGGTGTCGGTTGTGACCGCCAACGGTTTCGCCGGAACCGTCGCCACAGCGACCACGACTCCGGCGATCACGCTCACGACGACGGCGACGGGCATTTTGGTGGGCAACGGGACGGCCATCAGCGCGGCGTCGAACGTCACCATCGGCGCGTCGAGCAATCTCAACCTCGCTCTCCAAGCCGCGCCCGGCACTCCCACCGCGGGTGACTTATGGCCTGACTCTACCCAGATCGCTCTGGCCCCCTACTTGGGGGGAATGGTCGGATATGTTCCCCGCGGCATTTACAGCCAGACCGCGCTAACCACGCTCACGGCATCCGGTGCTCAGTCGCTCGTAACGACAACTGGCGCCGTTGGTTCAATGTCCCTTCCGGCCGGCTTTTTTGTGGCTGGGAAGTCCCTGCGATTTATTTTCTCGGGTTATGGCACGTCGGCAGCGAGCAGCCCGGGAACGGTCATATTTTCATGGAAGCTTGGAAGCAACGTCATCGCAACCACGATAGCGCTCAGTTTTGCGACTAACGTCGTCAACGGTGCCTACAACGGATATGCGGACATCACATGCAAGGTCGGAGGGTCGAGCGGGAAGCTGGACATCAGCGGGACGATGTTTTCCTCGACCGTCTCAACGGCATCGTCGCTCTTCTCAAATGTCGCGATGATCACGAACGGTTCTACGGCTGGCACCCAGGCCGCTCAGACGCAAATCTCTCTCGATCTCACGCAAGCATATCTACTTGACTTCCAGGCTAACATGTCCGCTAACGCCGTCAATTCTCTCAAGTGTGGCTCAATCAAGGTGACTGAGGGATTCTAGGTGGCTCTCTCTCTAGACCCCGTAGTTACTAAGCACGGGTTAATCGGCGTGATGGTGCTCAATGGCTCTCCGCCAGTTTGCAGCATCGTCACATCCGTCACCGCGGCGGACATCACGCTGCTCGTGGGCGGTGTCAGCGTGCCGTTCCAAGGGCCGTTCTACACCGATGTCACGCACACCTGGCCATTCTTTTTCTTGCAGCCAGAGACGCCGCTCGATGGCAGCTCGGTTGTCGCCCTCACCACGACGAGCGGTGCGATTGTCTGCGCGGCAGGTTCGGTGCCTGGGGTGACGGCGCAGGCGGTCACGAACTATTTCGGCCAAGACGAGCAAGTGACCTGCTATTTCAGCGGCGTGGGGGTCGGCAATAACAAGACAATCCAGGTGCCGGGCTTCGGCACCATGACGCCGACTTTGCAGCTTGGCGGCAACGTCGCATGGCCCACGTCGGCGGACTCGGCGGGAACCGGCTGGATAAACGCCAATCTGTTCCATCGCGCGTTTTGTTTCAACGTTGCTTCTCGCGATTCCAATGGTCACCCGCTGACGCTCTCGGCGGCGATGACCTGTTCATTCACCGTTGGCCCGGCCAGCGACACTTACATCGACCAGCGCGGCAATCCGACCGTGCTTGGCACCTACACATTTACTTACAACGACACGGCGCCGTCGACGCCGATGACGGCTTCGATTACGGTCAATTCCGCCGGCTCGATCACGGCAAGCGGGTCGACGCCAGGAATGCTCGTCGGCGGCGTGCAAGTCGGTAAGACCGTTTGGGCGACGATCGCGTATTCCAACCAAGCCACCAGCCAGGCGATCACGCTCACGGTCAATGTCGCGACACACGGCGCCAGTTACCCAGGGCCATACACGCTGGCGAGCGAATTCCTGACGCCGCCTGACACCGTCGCCCAGAACACCGACGAGACCGTTCCCAACCCCACGTTTATCAGCAATTTCACCACGCCGAGCAACCAGGTTCCGAAGTGGTTGCGATTCATGGATTGCACGCTCGGAACCGGCGGCGTGACGAATGTCGTGAATCCGGCGGACATGCCGAGCCTCACGAACTTCAACTGGCAAAACCCAGAATCGCAAGGAGGTTCAGCGGGGCCGACGACGGTCACTATCTCTGCGATCCGAAACTACGACATCGGCGTCTCACCTAACGTTTACGTCGATAACAACACATACACCAATACGTCCGCGACGCCTGGCGGTTCCCCGCTGCCGTACTTCTTCGCCGCTCCCAACAATTACTTTATGAATTTCTCCGGCAATATGCCGAACAATTGGGCCATTGGCGAAGCGGTTTGCAATTCGACGGCAGGCTTGCACTCTGGCACTCGGATCACGTTCGGTAGCTCTGGTTTCTCGGGTATTCCGTTCACGAATGGCCCCTCGGGAACGTTGAACAATACGCTGAATAATTTCCAATGCTTGATCGTAGTTACCAGCCCGACGACGTTTGCATTTCTGGTGTTTCTCGGCTCTCCGGTCTTCACCAGCTTCATGCCCGCTCCGCAGTACATCAACGGCGTCTCAGGCACCAACACGGTCTCAGGGACTGCGGTCACGGTTGGCTGCCCCGATCAGCATGCGCTACCGCTGGAGATCACGGCCAGGATGGCCGCCACGATCGGATCGAATCTTTGGAGGAATATTCCCCAGACCGCAACTGATGCCACGGTGACCGATTGGGCGAATAAGGACGTTGCCAACACGCCTGTTGACCAGATCGTCGGCGTCGAACTCAGCAACGAGGTTTGGAACTTTACATCGAATCAGTGGCTATTCGCGCTGGGCGCACTCGGCGCCTTTCACAGTACGGTCATGGGCCGCGAAGAAGCCCAGTGTGCCAGGCTGGGGCAGGCCGTCGCGATCTACAAGGCTGTCTGGACGGCAGCCGGTCGCAGTGCATCTAATATCAAGTGCTTGTTGATGGACCAGTTTGGTAGTGGCACGACAGCCAATCCGCTTAACGGCATCTGGTCGTCTGTCAACAATCTCAATGCCGCATTCCCTGGTGCCTGCCCGGTCGATATTATGGGCGGTGGACCATATATCGATATGGCGAGCAAGGCGGCAGCGCCCAGTGTGGCGTTGTTTTTCGCGAGCCTTTATCCGACGGCGACAGACTCGCTCGCTCTGGGTACCCCGCAGGCTTCCTTCCCGGCGACAAGGGGTCAATGTAATGACATGCGTAAATGGCATGTCAAATACGACCAACAGATCAACGGCGGAATCGGCCTGGGCGGCGGTGGCGGGTGGTTTCAGCGCGATTTCAATGCACCGCAGCTCTATATCCCGACAACACCACAGGCGCCTAATTTTGTGCCGGAACTATGGGGTTACGAGGGATCGTACCAGACGGTTTCGCCACTGATCTCAAACACGGCCACGTTCCCGAGCTCATGCCTACAGCACGCTGCGACCCACGACCTTGATTACGACCCATCCGGGAAAGATCCGCAGACGGCGCTCTATGAGGCGTGCCAGACCGGCGGCTATACGGGCCTGGTGGAATACGCGACGATCTTCCCGCGTTCCGCGTTGACTGCAACGACCTGCCGACAATGGGGCTTGATTCAAGGCCAGTGGAACACCTGGGGCGCCGGCGACAATTCAGATGGCCGGGGCGTGAATCAGTTCTATGTCATCTCTGGCACTGACGGGACGGCGGGCGTTCACGGAACCACGTTCGACGCCACCAACGTCTCGCCGCGGTTGCTCGCATGGCGCAACTGGGCGGATATCGCTAACGGGATTCCGAGTCCGCCGCCGCCGCCCGTCTATCCGACTGTCACCGCCAAACACATCGCCATGTGCGGCGGCTGCGTCCCAGGCGGCCCGCGGGCCGTCTGTGGCGGCCCCGACGACTCGTTGCTTCCGCCCCTGCTGATTCTCGTTTCACTGCACTCGTCGCTGATCGCGGGCCCGGGAACCACGCCGTGGTCGATCGACCCCGAGCGCACGCAAGAGCTGGCGACGTCCGCCAGCCCCGACCTCACGCCATGGACGATTGATCCCAACCGCACGCAGGAAATGAATTGAACGGCTGGGTTGA